CATGGGTGTGGCTATTGAGAAGTACGTATCGATCCACAAGGTGGTGCGCGGTATTGAGCGCGGTATATACCGCAAGGTCAACATCACCCCGACCTATGAAGATACAGATTTAGAGCCGACGCAGGAAGTCAGCCAGTACCAAGATGAAAAAGTCTTACTGCTAACTTACTACGGCTTAGTCCCCCGCGAGTACCTGCAAAAGATTGAAGACGAAGACATCGTCGAGCTGTTCCCTGATGATTCGGCGGCTGAAGATTATCAAGATATGGTCGAGGCAATCATTGTGATTGCCAACGATGGAATGCTCTTGAAGGCTGAAGAAAGTCCGTACATGATGAAGGATCGTCCTGTACTGACCTATCAAGCCGATACGGTGCCAAATAGATTGCCAGGCCGTGGAACGATCGAAAAAGCCTACAACATGCAGAAGTCCATTGATGCGCAAGTGCGTACTCACTTGGACTCATTAGCATTAACAGCCTCACCGATGATGGCGGTCGATGCTACCCGCTTGCCACGGGGTGCGAAGCTGACAGTTCAGCCTGGCAAGGCCATCTATACCAACGGCAACCCGAATGAGATTTTGTATCCGTTTAAGTTTGGCCAAACAGACGGCTCAAGCATTACAACGGCTGAGAAATTCCAGCAAATGCTCTTGCAAGCGACCGGCACGTTAGATTCTAACGGCATGGTGTCAGCGGTTGGACGCGATGCGGCTGGTACTGGCATGTCGATGGCGGTGGCCTCGATCATCAAGAAGTACAAGCGCACGCTAGTGAACTTCCAAGAAGACTTTTTGATTCCGTTCATCAATAAAGCAGCGTACCGCTTTATGCAGTTCGATCCAGAGCGCTATCCATCGGTCGATATGGTCTTCATTCCGACCGCTACGTTGGGTATTATTGCGCGTGAATATGAGCAAGCCCAGTTTATTAGTTTGCTTCAGACCCTTGGCCCTGATACTCCGGTGCTGCCGATCATATTGAAGGGCATTGTTGCCAATAGTTCGCTCTCTAACCGTGCTGAGTTGATGACGCGCTTGGATTCTATGGGTCAAGTCGATCCTGAAGCCCAGCAAAAGCAGATGGTTCAAGAACAGTTGGCCTTGCAAGCAGCACAAGCGCAGATTGCAGTCAATACGACCCAAGCTGAACAGAATCGTGCTGAAGCAACCAAGATTATGATCGACACCAAGCTGAAACCATTGGAAGTACAAGCCAAGATTCAGCAAGGATTGACGGCTAACCTGCCCAATCAGGCTGACATGGCCTCCAGAGAGTTTGATAAGCGCGTCAAGGTCGCTGAATTGATGTTGAAAGAAGCTGACATCAAGAATAAGTCCAAGATTGTCGAGCTGCAAATGTCAAAAGCCAAGGATAATGTCGTCGGTGCTGAAAATGACTTCCTTGAAGAACTGCAAAAGGGAATGCAATAATGGATATTGACAAGCTATTCGACGTAGATCATGTTCCCGACAGTCTTTTTGACTCTGTAAACAATACGGTGTCAGAAGCTCGGGCAATGCAGAAGAAAAAAGCCGCAGAAAACGCACAAGCGGTCATTCAAGCACTTCAGAAAATGAAGGGCGACCTAGAAGGCAAGTATGACAGCGTTTATTCAATGCTGGAGTCGCGCATTGCTAGCATTCAGGACGGTCGTGATGGTATCGATGGCCGTGATGGGGTTAACGGTCGTGACGGTAAGAATGGAAAAGACGGTCTAGCTGGTCGCGATGGCCGCGATGGTGTGGATGGTATCAATGGTTTGGACGGTGCTGACGGTATATCGATTGCTGATATACGTCTGGACTTCGACAACAGCCTAGTAATTACGCTATCCAATGGCCGTGAGATCAATGCCGGTGAAATACTGCCGCCAGACATTACTGATCGTCTAAAAATCATCATCAACCAAGGCGCAAGCGGTGCCGGTGGTGGTAGTGGCACAAGTTTGCCAGACCAGACAGGTAATTCAGGGAAGTTTTTAAGTACCGACGGCACCAATCCATTATGGAGTACCCCCGCTGGTTCAGGTGATGTGGTTGGCCCAGCTTCTTCAGTTGATTCTGAACTTGTACTGTTTAATAGCACTACTGGCAAACTAATTAAACGTGCAACGCTAACCGGTCTTGTTAAAGCAACGTCTGGCGTAGCAAGCGCCGCAACAGCTGGCACTGATTATGTTGCGCCAGGCGGCGCTTTAGGTACACCAAGCAGCGGTACATTAACTAATGCAACCGGTTTGCCTTTATCTACCGGTGTGACAGGTACTTTGCCAGTGGTTAATGGTGGTACAGGTCAAACCACATTTACTGATGGACAACTGTTAATTGGTAACTCGACCGGCAACACGTTAACCAAAGCAACGTTAACGGCTGGCACGAACATAACGATCACAAATGCCGCAGGAGCTATTACAATTGCGGCATCAGGCGGCGGTTCTTCCACAATAGTAGAAAACGAACAAGTAATATCGTCTAATTACACTATATCATCGGCCAAAAATGGCCTATCAGTTGGCCCTGTTACTGTAAATACTGGGATAGCGGTAACGGTGGGTACTGGTCAAAAATGGTTAGTTCTTAATTAAGGAATCAACATGAGTAATTTAAAAATTCAAGGAAATGCGAGTGGAACAGGAACCACCACTCTGCAATCGGGAAATACTAACAGTAGTTTTTCTCTTGCGCTTCCTACTGCTGATGGAACGGCTAACCAAGCGCTAGTTACCGACGGCGCGGGGGTTTTATCTTTCGCATCGACAGGCACTGGAACAGTTACAGCGGTTAGTGTTGCATCAACCAACGGATTTGCTGGCACATCGTCTGGTGGTGCTACCCCAGCGCTAACTTTATCAACGTCGATAACTGGCGTTCTTAAAGGTAACGGCACGGCAATATCCGCTGCATCGGCTGGTACAGATTACGTTGCACCGAGCGGCGCGCTAGGTACTCCGAGTTCAGGCACTCTAACCAACTGTACTGCTGACGGTACTGATGCGGTTGGTTTTAGAAATGTACCTATTGCCAGCAAATCGGCTGCGTACACAACTGTTCTAGCAGACTCTGGCAAAGTTATATTTCATCCTAGTACGGATGCAAATGCTAGAACATTCACGATTGATTCAAATGCAAACGTAGCTTATGCGCTAGGTACTGTGTTGACGTTCATCAATATGACTAGCCAAGCTGTGACGGTTGCAATTACAAGCGACACAATGTATCTGGCTGGCACAGGTACAACAGGTAGCCGAACATTAGCGCAGTACGGTATGGCATCAGCAATTAAGATGACTTCTACAACGTGGATCATTTCGGGATCGGGGTTAACCTAATGAGTGGCGTTTTAAACTTATTATTGAGCAGAGGCGCGGGAATTACTGCACCTACCAGCGTTGACTATCTTGTTGTTGGAGGTGGCGGTGGTGGTGGTGGAAAAACCCTTTCAGGTGGCGCGGGTGCAGGAGGCTTTAGAACTGGTACGGCTTTTTCAGTTAGTTCGGGAACATCGTATACCGTAACAATTGGTGCTGGTGGCGCAGGTGGTTCAACTTCGGGAACAAATGCTCCCAATGGAGGAAACTCTATATTTAGCACTATAACTTCTGCTGGCGGCGGCGGCGGCGCTTCTACTTCGGGTAGTGCATCTGTTGGGTCTGCTGGTGGTTCTGGTGGTGGTGGATCAGGCGCTGGTGCAGGTAGCGGTACTGGCGGCGCTGGAAATACGCCTAGCACATCACCAAGCCAAGGAAATGCTGGCGGTAACGGCAATATTGGGGCAAATTTTGGCGCTGGTGGCGGTGGCGGAGCTTCAGCAGTAGGAACTAATGCCACTAGTAGCACCGGTGGTAACGGTGGAGCTGGAACAGCAAGCAGCATAAGTGGGTCAAGCGTTACTTATGCTGGTGGTGGCGGCGGTGGTATTGGCTATCAAATTGGTGGGGCAGGAACAGGCGGTGCTGGCGGCGGCGGGAATGGTACTTATTCTCTTGCTCAAGGAAATGCTGGTGACGGTACTACTAACTTAGGCGGCGGCGGCGGCGGTGCTGGTGCTGACCCAGGCGGTAATGGTGGTAACGGCGGTTCAGGTGTTGTAATTATTAGTTATCCGTCTAGTAATTCAGATTTAGCTTCTATTGGTGGTGGATTAACTTATACAAAAACAACGTCTGGCGGGAATACGATCTATACATTTACTGCTGGCACAGGCTCTATTAATTGGTGATTTGTGAATATAAATAACTTATTCCCTACTCCTGTAGCATTTTTTAGTTTAAATCGTGATTTGACTGAGACTGAATTATCTTTTATCAAAAATCAGGAGCATTACGCCAACGAAGGTAATACAACTAGTAAAGATAGAAAAATTCTAAAAAGCAAAGAATTAACGGAACTGCGTGATTTTATTGAAGATTCAATGATGGAATACTTTAAAGCAATACACGCGCCAAAGTTTGATGTGAGTTTGTATTTAACTCAGAGTTGGGCTAATTACACAGAAAAAGGACAGCATCACCATAAACATGCTCATCCAAATAGCGTAGTGTCCGGTGTGTTTTATCCGCAAGCAAATAAAGAAGTAGATAAGATTTATTTTTATAAGGATGGGTATGAGCGGATTAAAGTTCCTGCTGCTCAATATAATCCTTATAACAGCGAATCTTGGTGGTTTGAGGTAGGTGCGGGTGATTTGATTCTATTCCCATCACACCTGACGCACATGGTACAGACTAAAGAAGATGACAATACACGTATTAGCATTGCCTTTAATACGTTTTTAAAAGGCTACATAGGTTCAGACGAAAGTCTTACTGGTTTGAATTTGAGGGAAGAATAAAATGGCTTATTACGCATTTCTTGATGAAAACAATATTGTTACTGAAGTCATCCCAGGTAAAGATGAAGACAAAGATGGTATTGATTGGGAAGTTTGGTATGGTGACTTTCGCGGTCAGGTATGCAAGCGTACTAGCTACAACACAGTAGGTAATGTGCATAAAAATGGCGGTACTCCATTCCGTAAAAACTATGCTGGAATTGGATTTACTTACCAAGCAGATATAGATGCGTTTGTGCCCCCTAAACCGTATGCAAGCTGGACGCTAGACGCTAATGCTCAATGGCAGCCACCAGTAGCAAGACCTATAGGTGGAATGTATTCATGGAATGAAGCCACAACATCATGGGTTTTAAATGAATCCTGAGCTGCAAAAGTATTACGAAGATAGGTTCTCTATGATGGCCACCAAAGGGTGGCACGATCTAGTGGAAGACATTGACGAAATGGTGATTGCATTAAATAATCTTTCTGCTGTTGAAGACGAAAAAAGTCTACAATTCAAGAAAGGCGAACTTTCAATTTTGCTATGGCTGAAAAACTTAAGAGAAGTCAGCTCAGACGCTTATGAGGAATTAAATGCGCCGAATGTATGAATTTGCCTGTGAAAATGGGCATCGTATTGAAAAGTTGACTAGTTATGAGCTGGTTCAAGTTCAATGCGAGTGCGGAGGCAAAGCCGACCGCATGATATCCGCTCCAGCGTTTAGATTGGAGGGTTGGTCGGGGTCATTCCCGACTGCCGCAGCCCAATTTGATCGTAGGCATCGAGAAAAACTCGCTGCGGAGCAAAAAGCGAACAGATAACCAGACAACTGGCCTGTTTATGATCCTGGGAACCAAAAGATGGCAGGAAAAGGAAACCTAATATGTTGATTGACAATGAAGCTGAGTTGCCTAGTGAGTTAGAGACAGAGGAAGCCAAGCTAGACTCTACGATTGGCCATGACAAACCAGACCTTCCTGAAAGGTATCGGAATAAGTCTCTCGAAGACGTTATGAAGATGCACCAAGAAGCGGAAAAAGTCATAGGACGCCAAGCGCAAGAAGTCGGCGAAGTGCGGAAACTGGCAGACGAACTTATTAAGCAAAACCTTAGTTCTAGGCAACAACCTATTGCAGAGGCAGAGCAGGAAGTGGACTTCTATGAAGACCCACAAAAGGCCGTTCGTACTACGATTGATAGGCACCCTGACATCATTGAGGCTCGAAAAGCCGCATCGGAGTTAAGGGCGTTACAGACTCAGCAAAAGCTGACTCAAGCACATCCTGATTTTGAACAAGTCGTTCGCGATGAGGGGTTTGTGAATTGGGTTAAGTCGTCACCGATTCGTT